CAGTTTTTGGCTCTGGAGCTACTAATGAAGTATATATAATTCGTAGACATATACCTTCAATGCACTATTATAACGTCCCAGACTGGATAGGGTCGCTAAATTATGGAAAATTAGAGTGTTCTATAAGCGAATACTTAGTAAATGAGGTAGATAATTCGTTTTCGGGATGCAAAATAGTACAATTTTCTAATGGCGTGCCTACGCCTGAGAAACAGAACATGATAAAACAGCAGATTTTAGACAAATTAACAGGGGCGAATGGTGAAAAAGTCATTGTCAGCTTCTCAGATAGTGCTGAAAACAAGACTACAATAGAGGATATATCAGTGAGCGATGCAGCAGATGTATACCAATATATCAGTGAAGAGTGTACTCGTAAGCTATTACTGGGTCATAGAATAACCTCACCTCTATTAGTTGGTATAAGAGACGGTAATCAAGGGCTAGGGTCGAATGCAGAAGAGATAAAAAACGCACAAAATCTCTTTGAAAATTTGATAATAAAGCCCTACCAGAGTGATATTATAGATGCTATTGACGATATACTTGCTGTGAATGGTATTGCTCTGAAAGTATATGTACAAACACTAACTCCGATTGAATTTACAGACCTAGAAAATGCTGTAACTAACGAACAAAGAGAAGAGGAGACTGGAGAGAAGCTCTCTAGCCAAAAACCAGAAATGACTAAAGAGTTTGAAAAGGCTGTTTTAGATAATTTAGAAGACTTTGGCGAAGAGTTAAGCGATGAGTGGGAATTATTAAGTGAAGACGATGCTGGGAGCTATGAAGAGGAGTTAACACTTCATAAATTAAATCTATTTTCTGGTGAAAGCTCTATTAAATCTGACCCTACTAAAAAAAGCTCTTTAGACAAAGGTTTTTATAAAGTTAGATATGTTTACTATGGTAACAAAGACCCAGAAAGAGACTTTTGTATAGCTATGATGGCTAGAAATACAGGTACTACTCATGGCATGTTATACACTATAGAGGATATTAATAAAATGAGTGATGCTGGAGTTAATAGTGAACTAGCAAAAAGTGGAGAGACTAGCTACGATTTGTTTGCTCATGCTGGAGGGGCTTACTGTAAACATGCATGGAAGAGGCTAATATTCTTTAGAAAAAGAAATAATAAAGGTGAGTTTTTACCTAAAAGCCAAACCAAAGACTTAGAGAATGACCAAAAAGCAGCTATTGGTATTCCCTCTTTAGAACCAATAGGAGATGAGGCAACTCCACCAAACCAGAGACCAAATAAAGGAAAACCTTAATATAATAAGATATGGCAGACGTACTATTTTGCACAAAAAATGACATAGTTAGAAAGAGTCAAAACCTAGATGGGAATATTGACGCTGACCTTATAATTCCAAGTTTACATATCACTCAAACACAAAATTTAAGGGGTGTTATAGGAACTGACTTATACAATAAACTAACAAGTGAAATAACAGCTGGGACTTTAGCAAATCCTTATTTGTCTCTGCTTAATAATTATATAAAACCCATATTAATCCACTTAACACTCGCTGAGTTTTTTAAAGGTGCTAGTATTAAGGTTACCAATAAAGGGGTTTATAAACACACTTCAGAAAATGCTACAGAAGCCTCTTCTGAAGAGATAAAAGATTTGATACAAATGGAAAAAGACAGAGCTGAAAGCTACACACAAAGGTTTTTAGACCACATGAGTTTTAACGCTTCTGCTTCTTATCCAGAATGGTTTTCAAATAGCAATGAGGACGTAAGCCCTCAATATGAATCGTTTAATACAGACTGGGTACTATGAACAAATTTGGAGAAATATATAGCGACTCTCATTTTGGAGATATAGATGCCTCCAGTGGGTGGGGTGGTATTTACCCTAGTGATGCTGGTGGAGTATGAGTTGGGGTGCTATATATAAAATAAGTTGGTTTGGTGAGGTTAACTCTGTTTGGGGTGGTATATATCCAGCAACTGCTGACGGTTCAACCTTAACAATAGATATTACTTCGCTTTTATGCGATAGTACAACAACAACAATAGATAATACAGAATATTAAAATATAAACAATGGCTCAACAAAATTTAAATACAGGAACTTCTGCCAATGATAATACGGGCGACTCACTCAGGGCTGCCATGGTTAAGATTCAGTCAAATTTCGATGAAATTTATGGAGACGAAACCACTGGCGAAGTAAATTCAATAACAGGAGGGACAGGTTTATCAGTTGACCAAAGCGTAGGAGCTGTAACTGTGAGCCTTGATACTCATACTGGAGATGTAACAGGAACTACAGCTTTAACTATTGCTGACGATGCTGTTACTTATGCTAAAATGCAAAACTTAGGAACTGCTAACAGGGTTCTAGGAAACACCTCTACTGGCGTTATTGCTGAAGTACAAGTTGCTACTGCTATGATTGCTACAGACGCAGTAGATGGCACTAAAATAGCTGACGATGCAATTAATTCAGAACATTATACAGATGGCTCTATTGATACAGCTCATATTGCAGATGACCAAATAACCTCTGGAAAATTAGGAGTAGAATATACAAGTACTACAGCTTTAACTTCTGCTGCTACAATCGCAGTAGATACTTCATTAAGTGATGTCTTTACTTTCACTGCTGGACATAGTTTCACTTTAAATTTCACAAATGTAGTAATTGGTGATATGAAGAGTTTTGTTGTTACTGGTGGTGGGGGTTCTTATACTGCCACTTTAGGAACTGCAAATGGTTCGGCTTGTACATTTAACAAAGTCAGTGGAACTTATTCAGATACTGGCTCTGCTAAAAACCTAATACAAATAAAGTGGGTTGCAGTTAATGAGGCATGGTATATAATTAGTCAAATAGCTTCTTAAAAATAGAATTATGAAAATATTAAGTAACAACGGAAAATTAACAATCTATAACAACGTTCCTGACAGCTTTACTTCTAGCATAGGGTCTGTTATGGGTGGTGGTAAAAATTTGTCAGAAGAAGAGTTAAAAAATCATGGAATTTATGATTTAAATTATCCTGAAGGATATAACTCAACAATACATAATTTATCTGCAAGTCCAAAATTTGATTCAGTTAATCAAGTGTATAATTATACTAAAACAGATAAGAGCTGGACTGAGACACTTTCAAAATTAAAAGCTCGACATATAGCAAATTTAAAATCATTAGCAAATAGTAAACTACAAGAGACAGACTGGTATATAATACGAAAAGCTGAGCTAGACACAGAAATACCTAGCGATATTACTTCGGCAAGAGCAGCAATAAAATCAAATGTAGAAACTAAAGAAAGTGAAATTAACGCACTAACAAAAAAGAGTGACGTAATTATTTACGATATAAGCTTAGATTAATGGCTATAAATGAAAAATTATTAAGTGGTGCTATTGCTGATGGTGGCGATGGTGGTGGTTCTAGTATAAACCCACAAGATTATTTTGGGACTGTTTTATATACAGGAAATGGAACATCTCAATCTATAAACGGTGGTAAATTTAATGCAGGTGCAGGTTTTAATGGGAGTAGTTCAAAAATAGTATTAGCTGATAATACTTTTAATTATACTGCTTTAACTATTTCAGTTTGGGTGTATCCAAGTGGGTCAGGAGAGAGGGTAATAATAGAAGCTTATAATTGGCAAGCCAGTCCAGGCAGTCAAGGTTGGATTCTTAAAATTGACAACGCTACAAATAAAGCTATTATGAGAGCATATAATGGTGATTGTGGCTCTGCTTATCCTATTGACTCAAGCTGTACAAACGTAACTGAAGTTTCTTCAAATTCTGTAATAAGCACTTCAGCTTGGACTCATATCGCTGTTACTTTAGACAGCTCAAATATGAAAATGTACATTAATGGGACAGCACAAACAGGAAATACAAGCGTAGCATCTAATGGGTTTGGTTATCATGCAACTACTAAAACAAATATTGGTTATTTAAAATACGGAAGTGCTGCTGACGAACAATTTTTTAATGGTAAAATAGACCAGTTAAGAATGTATGATGAGGTTTTAAGTGCTTCTCAAGTTTCTGCTTTAGCAAGTGAATCTTATGACGATTCTTTTAAGGTTAATTTCCCTACTGGTAAAAGTGCGACAGCATTATATAGGTTTAATGGAAATGCTAATGATGAGACAAACATTCACGATGGTACAGCTACAAATGTCGATTGGAAATATGGAGTAAACTTCACGCCTGATATGGTGTGGATAAAATCAAGAAGC